TGCTACAAATATATAAATACAAGCACTCGGCACTTTCCCTTCATGCAAGGTTCTCAAAGTCTTTTCTGTTATTATATCACTTCGGTTGTAACTCGGTAGGGCTACTCTATATTGTGCGAAATTGGTATTACTCTGTTTTAAATCTATCGTGTAATATACAAGCGAATAACGTGTGCCTTCTAAATCGTCGGTATTCCAGTGTAGTTTCTCTTTACCATCAAAATATACGGGGTTCTCTCTTGTTTCCAAATGTTCTCCTTCAACCATTAAGTCACAACCCTTATAATTTCCAAACGATACTATCATACTTATCCCTGTATTACCCTTGTCTTTATGTGGCGGACATACCACGTTTTTATTTACGTGAATATTGGTAAATTCAAAATTACAATACTTTTCACCATACTCCATTAACGCATCAAATACATCGGGGTAATTAATTGATGGTGTTGTTAATCCTACTGGTAAGTAATCTATATTTCTCATACCGAACGTTAGTTTTTCGTGCGTGTTGAACCCACGACTATACTGATTTCCTTTCGTTTTCTTATCCCATTTTAAATTAGGGTTCTCTAATAGGTCAAATAAATTCTCGTATTCTGTTTTCATTATATATTAGTATTACAAAAAATATATCGCTAATATATAATGACGAAGCATAAAGGTTCTCGTATTCACAAACACAACCAAGTTCAACACGTGAAACAATCAGTTCATATTCATTTAGATACACGTAAGAAAGTTAAACGTAAGAAGAAGGCACGTGCGTTTCGTCCTGCCGCTGTTTTGCAATTACCACCTGTTAATAGAGTTGTTAATAATCATATTGTATTACCTGAAAATGCTGGTCGTCCTCCTCTCGGTTTTTTCCAACAACAAGCAGTTAAAGCACAGCAAGTAGCACAGAGTAATCTCGTTAAACAAATTAAAACTGGATTAGGAGAACCTGAAAAAAAAGAACTCGTTGATACTAAAAAAGTCGCAGGAAAAGAAGCGGAAATTGCTGACGATGCCGTTAAGAAGTTAGAAGGTGTTTTTGATAAAAAAAAAAGGACACCCGAACAAAAAGCAAGAGCGAAACAACTAATACCCGGTAGGCGCAATTTCCCACTTGATTATGATGAGATGGAAAAATTAATTGCTTCAGTGCAACCAGCACCAGCACCAGCACAACCAGCACTACCTCGCTCACAACAACCAACCGCTTCTTCCACTTCAAGAACACAAGTAGAAGAGTTTAAAGAACCATCTTTTATGGAAAAAGTGATGACTAAAAACTACTAATCTTCATCTATAAATTTTAGTTTATTAAAATTTTTATAATACGTATTATCTCGCTGGTTGTAAAATAAAAAATTGTATTTCTCATCAAATGTGTATTCCATTAGTGTTTTCAAATCCTTTCTATCAAGACTGAATACGTCCTCTGCAAAACTCTGTATTTCTATTACTGACTTGGGGCGAAACGTTATATAACAATCTATTAGAGAACGCAGGGTTTTAGGTAAGGATTTTAGTGTTAATAACGTAATTATTATATTCAATCTATAATGTCTGTGTTTAAATATTAATTTTTTTAATGCTTTCTCAATTTTCTTGTCCTTCAATTCTTCACTCCAATCATCAAGTATCAAGCAACTTTCGCCGTCCTCTTCTTTTACTGCTATTGCCTTCTCTGCTATTTCATTCAACATAGGAACTGATAAATCAAAATAGGTTCTGTCTTTACTATGGTCTTTAAATGGGTGATTTTCTTCGCTCTCATACACCTCCTGTGGTGTGCTATAATATACCTCCTCAAATACCCTTTTAAATACTTTGTCCTTTCCACCAGCAGTCATTAGACTATTTGTGAAGGTAGATTTTCCAGACCCCATAGAACCACTTATTACATACACAGCACACTTATCTATAAAAGGACGAGGAACTCCTAATGATTTATCTATCGTCTGTTTCGTTTTCTTTATCTTCAATTCACTATGGTCTGTTTCTTCAATCCGCATTTCGTATTATAATATAATATAATACGATATAATATTAGTCACTACTATCACTACTACCTGAACTGCTGGGTAGTTCCTCGCTACTCTGTAATATTTCTATACCTAAATGAGAACTACTTTGGGGCATTTCAAATAGTGGGTCTTCGTATTTTCGTGTTAATACGTTTGCATTCTCCGTCGTTTTTATAAAACGATTATACATTTCATCTAAACAGTCTTTTCCTGACTGAACCCTATGTGTTCTGTCTAACGAGAGAACCTTAAATATATCTGTCCCTAAAAAATAGTATTCTTTACTCGCTACTAAATCTATTTCCATATGTTGTTGTATCCCCAAGTATTGTTCTACTGAACCTATTATTACTACTATTAACGCCATTAAACAAGTTGCTCCACTTATGTATTGCTGTGCTAAATACTTCTCAAGTCCTACACTCGCCACAGAGTTCAAAGACGATATTATAATTATCGGGATTTTGTAATACTTCAAGATACTCTTGTTCTGTAAGTGATTGCGTTTGTGGCGTTTGTTTAGTTTCGTCGCATCTTGGCGTATCTTCTCTAATACTCGTTCTTGGTCTTCGCTCCACTCCATTTATATTATCCTGATGTTTTTTCGTTTTAAGGTGTCGTGCTTTTACCGTGTAGGGATAATCGTGGTCGCACACATCACATCTCCATTTCCATTTAGCAATACGTGTGTTCCACTCAATCTGTTTCTCGGGGTATTTCGCACGAAAAACCGCTCGTCTGCCGTTTGTGTATAATCGCTTCTCTTCTTTGGTTAAGTACGCCTTTACTTGGTTGAGTGTTGGTTTTAATTCATTCATATAATGCTGTTCTCTCATTCGTATCTCGGTTCTCGTTTCACACTCGCCATTCTCCAAACTTTCAAACGCCCAATTATCAAAACCTCCATTCGCTCTCATACTTATATAGATTTTTCGGTTACATTCCGCTAAACAATCTACACGATGAAAGTTTATACGTTGAACTAAATCCGTTGTTGAACCTATATAAAAATCGGATACGGATTTATCAATACAATAGCATTTATAAATAGTGTATTTCATTATACATTATTTATACATTTTAATTTGCTAAATCTATTGGTGTATTTTCTTATGTTTGGTTAAATAAGAATAACTCAATTCCTTACCACATATATCACAATTTACTCTTCTGCTGTTTTTTTCACGTATCCGCTCACGATTTTTTTCTCTATATTCAGCGTCCTTTTTTCTAATTTCTTCTTTGTTTTTTTCCTTGTGTCCTTTACCATATACAGCGATTTTCTCTTTGTTTGCTTCGTAATATGCCTTACTCCACCCACTATATTTTTCTGGGTTCTCTTTTCTGTCTTTTTTATGGTATTCAGCGTAATACTCTTTTTTTGCTTCGTAATGTGCTTTATCATATTCTCGTTTTTTTTCAGGATTAAATACGGCATCACTCATATTTAAATTTGCTATAGTATCTATGTAATATTGCTCTCTCTCTTTACGAATACTTTTATCACACTCTTCAATTAATTCAATTCTCCAATTTTCTATACCACCATTTTCTCGTATGTGTGTGTATAACAGTCGTGTTTCGGTTAAATCTTTATAAAAATGGTTGTGGGAACACCACCGATATTTTAAAGTGTTGGTTGTGCTTCCTACATACACCCCTTCATATTCATCACTTATTATTTTGTAAATAATAGACATCGCTTATTATTTACAGCATATATGCTTTAAATTGTTTTCAATTTTTCTATTTTGATACATTAACACTACCGTCTAAAAGATTGACCTCCAAGATTAAATCATGCACCGCAAACACATCTACGTCCATAGAAATATTATTATCATCACATTTGAGTTCTAAATACGAGTTAGAATTTATTGTATCGTAGCCCGAAATTTGCCCCCTGACCGCCCCGAACCCACTCTCCTCAAAGTCCAGACCCAGCACGAAAGCACCATTTCCAGTGTCGGCGGGGAAGACAGCGGGACTACCAGACGCGGAAAGTCCATCACCATACAAGTAATCAGTATTGTTATAAACTATATCAAAATCGGGTGTGTGACTTGCGTGGAAACATTTAACTACCTCCTGAAACGCCTCACCAGAGTAATTGGTATTTCCGTCGCCGAGTGAAATAGGGATAGAGGGATACTGTCTTCCATCAATACGCCATACGTAAGACTGAAGGTTTGGGAAGTATCTACCACCAACGGTGTTTTTACTCGCCTTACCAGTTCCATTAGCACCATTAACGTCATTTCTCCTGAAGACAGCAAAGTAATTCTTAATAGAACTGAAACGGGCAGGAACGAGGATTGTGTGACTACCAGCGGGAGCGGCGGTGCTGTTGAAATTTGAGACACCGCTGCCGTGTATCTTGAAGACACCTCCACTTTCCTGAACGAGTGCGGAATAAACCGCAGGATTTACGTCAAGGTAATCCATATTAAGACTGATTTTATCCATAGTGTATTTGGGAGCGCCTGTTGAATACTGAAGTGCTTCGTCGTTGGGGGCAAGAGTTAAACGCAGTCTCATACCGCCGACAGCAGGGCAGTATTGAGAGCACATAGTTCCAATAACAGCACTATAAAGAGGAATAGATACGCGGATTTTAGTTGTGAGGTCTTTTCCTGTCTTCTTGGGGTCACTTACGACAGTAGCGCTTGTGCCATCCACTCCAGCAGTAATCTCAAACTCATCGTGTCCTGAAAGAATAGAACCCATATTCTGGGCACGTCCCTTATTTTGATGGTCTTCAACTAACGCACTAAACACATTATACCTATCAAGCAGTTCTACGGATTGATTTCCTATAATGAGTTCAAGTCCTCTAATGAGGGAACTCGCAGAACCGTTACATACAGTTGCAGCAAGGTCAGTTTTTAAATCAAAACAGAGACTGGAATTCTGCCCGTTCAGCATACTCATACTGCCCGAAGATAGGGCAAAGAAGATGTCCTGTGTTCCAGAATTTCCAGTAATAGACTGGGTGTTTTCGGGTTGAATGGATACAAGGCGGGATTTAGCAGAACCCATAGAGCGGAACCCAGTAACGTCAAGATGAGGGGTAATAGCGGTTTCCATCGTATAATATAGTATTATATAATAATTTAATACTCACAAACATCTATTATGAAACTAACTAAAAATACACAATTTACGTCAAAAACTTCACGGGTCATATGTTCCAACTCTACTTTAAAATTTCCTAATGGTAAATCATTCATTATAAATTGGGGTTGGTGAGTTATATGAGAACTTCCTTTATTGTTCTCGGCAGTTACGTTGCCTCCAAGAACCCCCAATAAACAACGATTATCTCTTAATTCGCTTGTCCCTGATATATCTAAAACACTACATTTTCCCGTGAGTTCGGGTATTCCGCTTAAATATACCGCTTGGGGTTGTAAATCGGTGCTATTAACTGTCGTAGAGAACGATATTTGACTTACGCTTAATTTAATTTTATTACTCGGGTCTTGTTTATAAACACGGTTGAAATTAAAAGTTTGAGATTTCGCCGCAGTAGAACACACGAAAGTCTGTTGGTATGTATCCAATATTCTAACCATTATATATATATTGTTATATAATAGTTTTATTAGGTTAAAGCATTCGTATCTCTCATCGCCTGAAACGCATTTCCTCCCTGTGTTTTCACCTGTTGGTAAGCGGTTCTACCTGCTAAACCACTCTGTATAATATTAGCAGTTCCCCCAGCACTATCGCCACGAGCAATTTGCTGTGCGCCTCTAACCACTCCACGCCCAGCAGCAATACCTGCTATACCTGCCCGAGCGCCCATATTAACTGCCGAAGCACCTCGTTTCGCAACTTCAACTTCAGGTAAAAACTCGGGAGCGACGACACCGACGAGGGGTTCTACCATAGTTAATCCTTTCGCAATACCGCCGCTGATTTTCTCTACGGCGGGTAGTGCCTTCTCTCCTAAAAAATCGGCAGACCTTGAAATTGCTTTCGTCGCTTTAACACCGAATTTGTGTATAGAATTATTCGCCTTGTTGCCGAACTTCGTAATGCTGTGTGCTGCTTTCTTGAACCACGTCATATATTATATTTAATCATTTTTTCGGGGTAGGTGTCGGTTTAGTTTTCTCCCTGTTTTTTACTCCTATCGGACTTTCATCTAATGCTTTCCTAAACGCGTTAAATAATGTGTCTTCTAATACCAAGTCATCAACCCTTATATAATCTACCCTTACTGTTAAAAAAAACTGATGGTCGCCATTCAACGATAAAAATTCCCTCTCGTCGTCGTGTAGTGAGACGTTCAGTTGTGTTACACTTCTGTTATTGATTGTCGCTAAAAACGGGGTGTTATTAAAATATTGCAACATCGTGTTTGGTGGTGATGTTATAGGTAATCGTATTATTGTTGAACCACCTAACCCACCTTGGTATGTATCTATGTTATTCGTTGTTATATTATTAAAACGAATTGTTATACCACTTGTGTATGTGAGATTTAAAATTTCTTCAAACGTATATGGTAAGTTGTGACTGCCTACCGAGAACCCCAGCAATATATCTGCGTGGTCTTCTACATTATCTATCACGATTGATGCTTGTCCTGTTGTTGATATTAACTGATATTTACTTAATATTTCATCAAATACAAAAGTTAAATTTTTACTACTCACCAGTCCATTTAATACTGGGGTTAATTGGGATACTCTGTAATTTCCTTCAGGTATTGTATATTCCTGACTATCAATAGAGAACTTGTTATTTTTGGAATTTATTGTATAAAACGATAAAGGGATACTTGCGGTTTCTATACCCAATACCATCTTGTGTTTATCATCTGGGTGCAGTAATAACGGTGGGGATATTTCAAATACATAATTAGAGTTGTTTATTTTATGTGCTGATGGTGCTGAACTATCTAAAAATATTTTGTGACTTGAATGTGTTATACTCATTATATATATTTTCTATATTAAAACTTGGGTGTTATTTCTACATTCAGTTTTATATTGTATTTTAAAAAGGCAGTCCATATTTGCGGGTCTATCCTTACTGCTTGGTCTTTGTCGTGTTGGCGAGATTTAAATAGTAATCCTCGTATTCCGTTGGGGATACATTTCCTAAACCCTCCTTTATTCATACGCTTCGCTAATTTAATAAGTGTCTTTAAATCTTCTAATTGCTCGTAAGTCATAGGTT